CACCAAGGTCGACGATCCGTGGCATGACGGCAAAACAATACACGTCCTCTGGCCCGAGGCTCGCGGCCCCGAGTACCTCGCAAAGAAGCGTGAGCAGATGAGTTCGCATCTGTTCTGGCGTGAGTACTGCATGGTGATCAGCGGGGCATCGGGTAACCTCATCGACGAGGGCGACGTCAACAAGCCAGTCGACCAAGGTGGCTGCTCGATCAGGGGCGAGACACCTCCAAGAGAGCTGACCGCCGGCCCTGGCGAGTTCATTATTGTGGCCCATGACCCTGCACAGTCACCAACCGGAGATGACGCGGCGTTCATCGTGTACTACGTTGGTCGCGACGGCCGACGTCGAATCCTCGATGCAGTCGCAGAGACGGGGATGGGACCGACAGCCGTCAAAAGTACCCTGTCGGATCTCAACCAGCGGTACGATCCCGCCGCAATCGGTATCGAGAGCAACGGCATGCAGCAGTACGTCGTCAACGACGCCGTCGAGATGAGCGCCGAGATGCGTGCAAAGGTCGACGGCATCCCAACTACGGGTAAGAAACACAGCTGGGAAAACGGCATCCCTCGTCTTCGTCGACTCGTCGAGAACGGCGACATCGAGTTCTACCGCGGTCATGGTCCAACAGAGGACTTCATTCGCTCGGCGCTATCCTTAGAGCTGTCCAATGGTCGACTAAGAGGCCACACTCCGGACCTAATCTCGGCGTGGTACATCGCCGAGCAGCTTGTCGCTGAAGTCGAGCGAAGAGAGGAATCCGATCTCTGGGTGATCAACCAATGAAACTAACAGACCGCCTGTCGGCAGTTCTCCGCTCGTCGGAGAGCGACCCGCAGGCAAAAGACCGCCGGCACGATCTCTGGGGAACCACCGCGAAATACGATGTCGAGACACCCGACCGTCGACAGATCAAAGACTGGGTTGAGGAGTACAAAAGCAACCCACTGCTCCACGTCCCAAACGACAAATTCGCGAGTGACGTGGCCGAACCAGGCTACCGTATCGATCTCGGGCTTGGTGACGACGAAGACGTCCCGACAGTCCCGGAGTCGACGCCCCGATATGGCGGCGAGGATCTCGATGACGCTCTCGAAATGTGGCTCGCGTCGGCGGCCATCGTCGAGGGCGAGTTCGACCGCGACTTCCAGGACATCCTGAGCGATATCGTCAAAGATGTTCGCGGTCGACGGGGCACGGCACTCATCGAGCACGCCTACGACGACCGCAGTGAGCGTAACAAGATCCGCGGCCTTCGACTGTTCAAGGTCGAGACTACGACGGCGTACATGCGGGACGGAAAGGCCATCTTGCTCAAGGAGGACGACAACGCGAGCGACGCCGAGCCGTCGCAGGCTCGTGGCGTGGGGGGCATCGGAAACAAGAGTAACCGGAGAGCGCCCGAGACGGCAGCTGGGAAGACGGCCGCGTACGTCCAGTACGACGACCGCTACGGTGCGGCAAACAGAGATGAGGTACCGCTCGCCCAGTCGGACGTGACGAAGATCACGCACAACTGTGATACCGGTGAGGTCTTCGGCGAGCCTGAGTCGGCACTGGTGTTCGAGCCCGCGAAAGGGATCCGCGAGCAAATCGAGATCATCAAACAGGGCCTGGTCGGCAAGATGTTTGGCTACTGGATCGCCCAAGTCGGCGACTACGACCACCCGGTCGACAAAGAGAGGGGCGAAGAGCTCGTCAAGGACATGGCACTCAACGATCCGCAGGGCGTGACGGCCGTCCCGTACCAAGTCACCCCAGAGAAGTTTGAGGGCGAGGTGCCCGACGTCGAGAACCTACTCGGTATGCAGATCGAGTACGTGTTGACCGCGTTCGCAACGCCGATCTACCGGATTGGTTTCGCCGGCGACATCAACCGCGACATCTCGACCGAGCAAAAGGAGGACTACCGCGACGAAGTCCGTCGACAGCGCAAGAAGATCTCGTCGGCCCTGCAGACGGTGCTCCACCGAAAAGCCGTCGAGCTCATGGGATATCACCCGTTCGAGGACTTCGAGGCACGGCGCAACGACGTCCCGACGCCGAGGCTACGGATCGAGCCCGAAAAGGACGAGTCACCACTTCGAGATGAGCAGTTCGACGCCACTGAGTTCCGCGATCTCATGCAGGGACTGCAGCTCGCTGCTCCTGGAGGCGAGGTTTCGCTCGTCTTCCCACCCGAAGCCATCATCGAGCACATCCTCAAGATGGATGCTGACGAGGTCATCGAGATGGCACCGAGCCTGCCTGACGACCTCGACGAAGACGATCCCGAAGCCCAACAGATGTTCGAGGCACTGCAAGAGGCCTCGGCTGCCACAGTGGAGGTCGACTGATCATGCAGGCTTGGGAGCGGCCGTCGGTCGCCACGCTCGAAGACCGCCGGCGTGAGCCAACGTCGACGGCCACGCTTCGAGATCGATACGAGGCCGAGCTCTACAAACGCTTCCAGGCGGTCAAGGGCTTGGTCCGTGAGACGGTCGAAAAGAACGACGCACTGCGGCTGTCGGCGACGATGGCTGATGCGGTGCGTGACTTCGAGTTCGATTCCGACTCCGGTAAAGAGGCGGCGTTTATGCAGTGGATGGAACGGACACTCGACAGCGAGGTACTCGAACCCATTGATCGGACTGACGTCGCCCGCGGCAGTCACTATACATCGGAGTACGTCCGCGCAGCGAGCCGACAAGGGGCGGACTACGCGGCCGAGCAGCTCCGCAAAGAGGGCGTCGACATCACAGCCGAACAGATCGCAGCCTCCTTCGACGCTGGCGAGCACCGAGACAAGCTTGAGACGCTCTATTTGCGCAACTACGCCGCACTCGACGGGATCACTGATGCCGTCGACACGGAGATCGCTCGCGAGCTCTCGGAAGGTATCGCCGCCGGGAAGTCGCCGCGAGATATGGGCCGGACCCTAAACGACCGCGTTAGCTCGATCGGGATCACACGGGCTCGGACAATGGCCCAGACCGAGACCATGCACGCCCATCACACCCACGCTGGCGTTCGATACGCCGACGCTGGCGTCGAAGAGTTCGACGTCCTGCCGTTCGATCCGTGCCCAGTTTGCCAGGATCTCGTCGCCAACAATCCGCATCCAGTCGACGAGATCGCGTCGATCCTGCCCGCACACCCTCGGTGCGTGTGTGGGGTTACACCCCGACTATAGGAGCCAATCATGAATACGAGAACCCAACTGCCGAGTCGCATCGCCTATCTGAACCAACGAATCAACGCCACGCTCGAAGAGTACGATGGTCCGTGGACGATCCATGGAACCGCGCTTGGTGCGGACGAAGTGACAAACGGCGCGGTCGACGGCGATCCGCAGCAGGTCGAATGGCCGGCTGACGTTCTCCAGGACGCGGCAGCGTCGCTCGAAGGCCGCCCAATCATCGATGTGCACTCAGACGATGACGACGGCGACATTCAGTTTCCACCACCAGCGTCGATCACGGTCGGAAAGGTCGACCGCGTCGGATACGACGTAGAGGTGGGGATCATTTATGAGGCAACACTCGCCGACCAGGACCTCGCTCGAAAAATCGAGGCTGGAGTACTCACTGTCTCACCAGAGGTCGGCTTCGCAGCCGATGAGCGAGACGATGGCGTTCTCGTCGCGACTCAAGCCGAGTTTTACGGCCTTGCTATCGTTAGCGTCGGTGGATCCGATAGCGCGTCGGCCGCCGCTGGCTCTCACGAGGCGTTAGCACAGGCTACGCTCTCGGCGGCTGGCATCGACGCCCTGTTGGGTGACTCCGCGCCCGATGACCCGCCGGCTGGCGAGGTCGCGGACGGCACTGGCACAGACACTCAGACGACGCCGGCGGAACCCGGCTCGGATGCAGATGCAGACAACGACACAACGACACAAATGGGAGACAACCCCGACGACCCCGGCGTGAGTGAGCTGCTCGACCGACTCGACAACAAGGACGAGGAGATCGCCACGCTGCGGGAAGAGAAAGAGGAACTGGCAGAGAAAACAGCAACCCTCAGCGAGCGTAACGACATGCTCGAAGAGGAGATCGACGCGGTGAAGGAGGGCTACGCGGCGGTGCTTGCTGAAGATGGCCCGTTCGACGAGGACGACCTCGTCGACAACTTCGACGTCGCCACGCTTCGCGAGCGGTTCGAAGACCGCTTCGAGGATGGATTCGCAGCCACACTATCCGAGCCTGACATCCAGTCGGGCGGCGGTGGCGGCTCGGACAACGACGGCCTCGACGATGCGACGCTCGCCGAAGCTCAGGCGATCCACGAAGACATCGCCACACTTGGCGGGGCTGCACCGCAGTCGCTCCGTGAGGACCTTGTCGAAACAGTCGACGCCGACAGCTACGACGAGGCTCTGGAGGTGATTAACGATGGGTAAGCTACCCACCGCCCCTGCATCGGCGTTCGCCCGTGCTCGAACGGTCACCTACGAGGCCGGTGCAGCGGTCGACGAACTCGACGTCGTCGCTATCACAGACGGCGTGGTCGTCCCGGCCGACTCCGAGACCAACGACGGCGACATCGGGATTGCGGCAGGCAGCGCGGAAGACGGAGAGACGGTCACAGTCGCAACAGCCGGGGACGTACCCGCCAACGTGGCTGAAACCGTCGAAGCGGGCGATGTGCTCGCACTCTCGGCTGTCGACGGACAGCTTGACGCGGGCGACGGCGACTACAAAGCACTCACCGACGCCGGCCACGCTGCTGGTCTGCAGCACGGCGGTCGACTCGACGACACCGTCGCGATGGTGAGCTTCTAACGAGGTTTTCAAAATGGGAATCACAGCAGACAACGTTCCGGTTCAGGAATCGACGATCTTGCGGATGGTGGAAGAGCGGACGGAGCCGATGTATCAGTTCCGTCGCGCCTTCCGCGACTACGACGCAACCGACAACGACGCCGAGGAACTCAAGTTCCCCATCCCGGCGGATAACTTCGACCGCGACTCGATGGTCGAAATTGAAGAGCTGTCGGGATACCCGCGGATGGAACTCAACTACGAGGATGTCTCGGCGGTCGCAGCCAAGTACGGCTTCGAGGTCGTCATCAGCGACAAAGCAGTCCGGTTCGGTCGTGTAGACAGTGAACTCGAAGCGCAGTCGCAGATGATCGAAGCCGAGACGCGAGCCCTCGATGCCCAAGCGTACGAGCTGCTCGCCGCACAGAACAACTCGGTCACCATCGGCAACGGGACCGACCCACTCAGCTTCGAGTATGTCGTCGACGCGTACGTCGAGGCCGTCGGACAGGAGTACAACCCCGCGGACTTCGAGTTCTACCACGGGCCTGCAGCGTTCGGGAGCATCGCCAAAGACGACACGTTCAACCGCGCAACGGAGCAGGGTGACGCACTCGCCCGCAACGGCCAGCTCGGTGAGATGTTCGGTGCCACCCACGCACTATCGAACACCGGCGACCTGACGACTGACGCGTTCTTGGTCGACACCTCGAAGTACGGCTACGAGGCGACGTGGGAGCCAACAAGCGTCACGTCGTACCGTGAGGAAGACATCGACGCCACTGTGTACAAGATCAACGGCTGGTGGGGCTTCGCGGTCACCGATCCCGACGCTGCGATCTACATCGACGCCGGCAGCGGGGAGTGATCATGGTCCAACTGATCTGTAACGGCCCCGGATGGGGTGCAGTCGACGATCCCGAGACAGGCGACCCTGTCGCTGTCGACGAAGACGTCGATCTCGAAACAGCCCGTCGCCTCACCGGCGAGTACTGGGCGATCGAGGTCGACGAATCAACACTCGATGAGAGTGCCGTCGACACTGACGAAGTCGATCGCGATCTCGATGACCTCACGCGTGAAGAGCTCTACGAGACCGCCAGCGAACTTGACATCAGCGGGCGGTCGGACATGGACAAAGCCGAGCTCATCGACGCAATCCGGGACGCAGAAGACGGCGGCCAGGAGTAACCCATGACTGATCCGCTCGCGACGCCAGCCGAGGTCAAGATTGAGATCAACACGAACCTCTCCGATGAGGATATCGAAGCGATCCTCGGTCGCGTCGCCCGTGACAACGACCGCGTCAACGACGCCGAGTCGATGGACGACGCGCTCCGGACGGATCTGGAGGCGGCGATGGCGGCCTACCACATCGCCACGCAGCGCGAGCGGGCGACGACGCGCAAATCACTCGGCAACGCCTCGAAGACCTACGACGCAAGCATCGTCGACCGCCTCGAAGACCGCGTTGTTCGGCTCGATCCGTCGAACGGCGACGTGATCAAGGACCGCAACGAGTGGACGGTCACACGGAGTGACGTGAGCCATGAGTGACTGGCTCGCCGACTTTGAGACCGAGCCCGCGACGTTTTTTGCGTACGAAGAGACCGAAGTCGAGATCGACGACCCGTATGATCCCGACGGTGGGACCACCACCGAGTACGACTGGGTCGACCAGACGTCGGTCGACGTCCGGTTCGAGGCTGGTGGTCGTGGCTTCGTGAACGAATCGACAGGTGACTTCGTCCGGCGGTCGCCGCGGGTCTATGCACCCGTCTCACTCCTTGCCGACTACGCTGTCGACGATGCCGAAGCTCTCGAAGGCGAGGGCTTTGCACGTGGATCAGACAAGGAGGAGCCGACGCACCGAATCGTTACCTGCCACCGCAAGCAACTCGACGTCGGCGACGCTGGTTTTCTCGAACTTGAACTGGAGGACCTCAGCAATGAGTGACGACATGGACATTGAGTTCGAGTGGGAGGGCCCAACGCCTGAAGATCTCGAACGCGAGATGGGCGCGATCCTTGATCGGGCTGAAGTCTCACAACTGGCCGCGATGGAGGCGTTTGGCCTCAAAGCTGAGGCCGACACCAAACGCAACATCAGGGCCAACGAGCAGATCGACACCGGCAACATGATCGGCGGTGTCGAGTCGCGAACACGCCGAACGATGCGCGGCGGGATCGAAACGCGCGTCGTTGTCCCGGCCGAGTACGGTATCTGGCAGGAGCTGGCAAATCCGTTCCTCCGGCCTTCGATCGACTCGAATATAGCACTCGCCGAACGCTTGCTTGGTGAGACACTCGTCGACCCGTTTGACGGGAGTAATCTATGAGCGAACTGCAGGGTGCTGACGAATTACTCATTGGCGTCATCCAGGACCTGCGGTCGTACGAGAAATTGGCCGATCGACTCGAAGCTCCGCAAGCAATCTACGCTGGCCATCCCAACCGGCCGCAAGATTGGGAGCTGGGGATCACCATCATGCCCGTCACGGCGGGTAGTGAACACTTGGGAGCTGGCGTCTCGCGAAACTACCGCGTCCAGGTCACACTCTTGGCGACGTGGGGATGGTGGGACGATCAAAACTGGCCAATGCTGGAAATGCAGCGCGTGATGAGCCGCGTTGCTGATCGGATGGACCGAGCAAACAGCATGCCCAACCACCGCAACGCTGGCACTGATGCCGGCGCGGCCGTCGAGACCGAAGACGGCGAGCGGATGGCACTCTCAGCAGACTGGCTCATCACACACGCACAGACGTTCGAATAACTTGCAGAAAAACAACGAGAAACTAACACATGACGACACGACACGATGCGATTTCGGGAGCGTACAAAGAACTGCACGTGATCGAAGATCTCGAAGCAGACCCAGTCGAAGAAACGCCCGTTGGCTACCTTTACGAGGACTTCACACTCTCGCAGGATGCCAACGAGATCACCATCGAGCCGGGAGCAAGCGAGATCTCGATCACGTTCGACACACACAAACAGATCAGCGCGGAGTATGAGACGTTCTACGTCGCACCACTCGAAACGCTTGAAGAGCAGGGCCTCGCCGATGCCGAGACGGGCGAGCTCCTGTTTGACGAGGAGTGGGACGCCGCAAGAGTCTACATCTACGACAAGAGTCCAGACCTCGTCGACGATACCTCCGAGGCCGTCGACGCCTGGGAGCTGCCGAACTTCCGCCCTCGTTGGGACGACATCAACTTCCCCAGCAGCGATGAGGCATCGATCTCCTTCACGGCTCACGTCAACGGTCGACCGAAACAGATCGATCCTGCAGAAGACAGCGAGTAACCCATGAGTACTGACACAGAGACGCAGTCGGCAGCCGGTGCGATGCGGGCCGAAGCTGCCGGCCGGGAGCGTGAGCAGCGCGAAGAGCGCGTCGAACTCTCGGGTGTCGCTCGCGATCTCTTTCTCGCCCGCTATGAGGATACGTTCGAGGTTGAGGTGCATGGCGAGACAGTCGAGTTTTACCGGCCAGTCAACGCCTCGAATGTCGAGATCCAGGATGTGGACGACGAAGTTCGCGAGCGGATCGAGCGTGGAAGCAAGCTCCTTGACGAGTTCCAGGAGCGACAGCTGGCAGTCATCCAGCAGGCTCGCGGCGACGTCGACCTAAACGACCTTCTGGAAGAGTCGATGGGTGGCGTCGAACAGATGTCAAAAGTTCTGGCAGCACATGCTGTCGACGACTCACTGACTGAGCCGTTGGTCTGGCGGTCGATCTACCGCAATGACGACAAGCTCTCTGAGGTGTTCGAGGATTTTATCGCGGAGGGCGACGGCGAGTCGAGCCAGAAAAAGCTCGACGCCTTGGAGAACATCCTCTCGGACAATTC